TGCTTCCCATTATCGCCCTCTCTTTTCAATTAATCTGTCAATCTTAGAATCTAGTGCATCTAATCTATCTATAACTCTATTTATATCAGATTCCATTTCTTTTTTCGTCACATATTCTTTTGCAATTTCTTCTCGTGTCTTGTTAAGAAGAATTGACAAACGATTGATTTCAGCAGACCTCTCACGTAAAAAATACCCGACCAAGCCAAGTATTAACGTTAGAACTCCATTCCATACCATTAACTCCATGTTTCACCTTTATGGCTTTGTAGGCCATTTTACTTTCTCCAGACTATCGTATGTTTTTGTAATGTCACGTAAATCTTGACGATACTTCTTTTGTGCATCTGTCATTGTAAGGTCAGAGCTTGCCCACCAGTCTGTTTCTGCAAGCTTCATGTTTCGTTCTGCACGTAAAAGCTTCATGGGTTCTTCTGCTACTAGCTTGTCCTTTTCTGCTTTTACCTCGTCCCAAGTAACACCAAAGTCTTTTGGGTCAGTGCTTTCTATAGCGGTTCCGTTTTTGTCTGTGCCAGTTATTTTTGTAAACGACTTCTCGAACTCATCTTTGGATGTAGGCTCGCCACTCATTGCCCATTCTTTGATTCCGAGAGACGTTAGTGCTTGTGCTATGTCAGTCATTCTGTCTCCTTACTGCGCAATCTCATAAATCACCATTGATTGAGGCCCAGTGTTATTATCAGGCCAACCAATTATTATAGAGCTGCAATTATCAAAAGTTGGTTCTATACGAAATTTTAATGCGTACGTCCTTGCATTTGTGTTAGAGGCAGATTCCGAAAAGTTAAAACAAAATTGTTGCATACTTTGAGTTTGATAAGAACTACCGTTATTGTTAGTAAAATTAACACCTCTATATTTCTCTTTTTCTACACTGTTGGTGGTGTCTTCCAATATAAATTCAGTACCAGTTTGCCCAGATGACATACCAGTTGTAAAACACAAACCAGATATTTGAAAAAACAATATGCTGTTTGCAGCTTTTGGCGTTATTGATGTGGTTATATCAGCAATAGTAACGTAACTAGAAGTAGAGGTATTGGGATATTCTGTTGAACCAACGTTTCTTTTTACTTGGATAATAGTACCAGCTGGCATGTTCGTATGGTCTAAAGCTGGCAAGCCAGCGTTAGTTATCGAAGATATTGCTGCGTTATTTAGTTTTGTTAGTGCCATACCTTTACCCTATACTAATAATTTGCCCATAAAGTAGTTGTATCTATAAACGTCACTACCGTATCCAGTTAAGGTTCCAGAATCACAACGAACAAAACAACTTACATAATCTCCAGCACTCAATTCTATTATAGATGTGTATTCACTGTTTGTTGAATAACTATCGCTATCTGCCATACCAGTGTGGTCTATCCTGTGTTCTCTAAGACCAGCGCCTTGATTGCCAGATATTGCTTGGTCTGCACCATTAACTCTAACTCTCCACCTAACACAAGTATCATGGGCTCCGTCAATCGAAGCTAATTTAAATTCGTATATGCCATCAACTGGAGCAGTAAATCTACCAGTTGTAGGATTATAGTTTCCACCAACATCAATATCTTCAGCGTCAAAAGGTATTTCATTATACTCAGTTGATGTAATCGAATAATTATTAACTCTAAAAGCAGAAAACACTGGATGTGCTGGCAGAGTAACTTTGCCATTGCTACCAATAGTTATAGCGTTTGTGCCTGACTGACTTTGAATGTTATCAACTTTGATTATCGAACTCATTGCCCAACCTCCATTAAAATCATTGTAGATGGAGCGCTGTCATGCTGGTAGTACAAGTCAGCAGCACTGTTACTTAATCTTCCTTGGGTTCTGTATGTAACTGAGGTTCCTACTGTTCTATTTGGTGTGTCAAAAACATCAATCGCAAACATAGTAGGAAACCAAAAAACAGTTGAAGAAGAAACTAACGCTTTCGTAAGTTGTATAATAATTTCTTGCCCATCATCTCTTATAATTCTTGTATATGCAGCTCTCTCAGAGCTAGTGTTCATTCTAAATGTACACTGTTGTTTTACAGAGATTAGAATTTTACTGTTTTGATATTTTGGAATTATTGTAGCGTCCAAATTTGTATCAGTAAAACTTGTTCCACCCTGTGAAAACTGGGTGGTACTCGTGTTTTGAACTACTTGAATTACATGCCCAGGAATGTTTATGCCCGTGTTTAGGTTCGGTTTAAGATTGTCCACAAATAATGTACTCATTGTGCAATCTCCTGAATAATCATCTCACAATGTTCTGTTGTTGTAGCTGGAAGCTCAACAGAACCCCCACCATGAGACCTAATGTAAATTCTGTATTCGGTTTCAGTGGTTGTGTTTGGGGCGTCTACAATTTCTGCAATCAAGGGTGCTTGCACACGAGCGTCAGCAGCATAAACCTGTCCAATACCCCAATAGTTTCCTGACGCTTCTCCTTCTCTCAAGATAGTGGCAGAGCCACCACTTATAGTTCTGTAATAGGTGTAAACCAAATTTGTGCCATTGTTAGTATTATTGTTTCCTGTTGTAGCAGCTCGAACAATTATTTTGCTGTTTGCAAACTTTGGCGTAATTGTGTTGTATAAATAAGTTGCAACAAAAGATGAGCTGGTTGTCGCCTTTCTTTGTACGTTAGTGCTACCAAGGTGTATTGTTTGAATTACGCTTCCAGTCTGAATTAGCGTTTGCCCACTACCAATCAAAATCTTGTTAGCGTTTCCACCAGACGTCGGTGCTTTGATTGTTTGTACTGTTAGCTCTGATGCCATCTATACCACCGTAAATGTCCCATTAATTGTTAATGGTTGCGTAATTGTTATTGGCCCAGCAACAAAAGCGTTCTGATTGGCTGCAACTGTTACCGAGTTATTTAAAGAGTTTATATTAGTTCGTATAGGTGTGTCGTCCAAGACGAGAGTCGAGGCAAGCTTTGCTGGGGTTATTGCGCCGTCTGCAACTGTACCAGCGTTGAAAACGTCGCCCATTCCTACAATGTAATCAACTACGTCTGTGCCGTTTATAAGGTTTGCTGTGAATGTGATTGTTGAGCCCGACACTGTGTATGCTACGTCTGGGGCTTGCGTTACACCGTTTACCGAAACAATAAGACGAGTGCTACTGCCTGGGTCGTATGCTGCACCATTAAATAAAAGACTGTAAGAAGGCCCACCGTTTGGGGTGATGTTGTCTAGTTTTTTGAAATCTGAACTTAGGGGCTCACGTCCTATGTATGGCATTAGTCAGCCTCCTCTATTGTTAATGTGCCTTTTTCTACTTGTTTTAAAATTTCTGTGTAGTGTACGTTGTCTGGGTCAAATGGAATTTGCAAAGTCTCTCCATCAACTTCTGCTTCAATACAGGAGTTTTGTCCTCTAAATTGAATATACTTTGCTTTTGTAATTTCCATATTATAGCTCCGCCCTAAACTCTACTTCCCATGTTCTGCTACCTGTTGCTACCATATCGTATGAATAACTGGTATTAACACTAGATACGCCTGTCCAGTGTAATGCAGCTCTCTTTCTGTTTGGCCACAATAATGATTGTGAAGTATAAGTGCCTATATTGCTTACACTATTTGCATAAACATCAGATGAGCTTCCATTTACATTGATAGATGGAACAGCCCTCATTTCGCATGGGTAAGGAACCCACCAAATCATTTCGGTACTCGCTTCTGGCCTACCCCAAGCTAGCACACTATCGTTAGTAGCGCCCTTCTCATCCAAAATCCAAAAGTATCTTTGGCATAAAATTAAATCTTCATTCACACTAAGTCTTTCAAAAACTGTAGCACTACTTCCTTTTTCAAATTGCAATCCAGCTATTTGAAATGTTGCGCCATTTGTGGCGAATAGATTTGTTTGGTTGCTGCTTGCATGAACCTCATTTGCAGAATATGAACCAACAGGAGACTGTCTATTTGAACCAGCTCCCATACACCAACGAATAATAATACCTCGACCAGTTCCAGTTTCGTATGTTCCGCTTGTATCACCAGTGACTACAATAATCTTTTTTTCCCATGTGTTGGCGCTATTAATTGTGTACTCGTATGGTCTGCCCCTATTATTTGCGCCGTTACCAACCGCAACACAAAAAATGCCAGTTACAGAAGATTTAACGTAAAAAGATAGCGTGGCAGTTTTTGCATTTGAAGTGCCGTATCCAAGATGTTTGCAATTAACACCCTCTATAATATGTCTTAAAGTATAGTAGTCTCCAACAGCAAGACTTGTGTCTGTTGATGTTACAGTAACCTTTGCGCTTCTCATGTTTGGAAGGTCGTTTGGGGAGTCAGTAACAACTTGCATATTTGCACCACCACCTCCACTTAAACCTTCAATGTTTAATCTGTCTCCAAGATAATCACTGCCATTGCCTTGTGATGTTATGCCATACTCATGTCTTTGGTCAATTTCTAGGCTGCCATTGATAAACATGTTTCGCCGACCAAAATCTGTTTGCACCCCTATGATTTTACTTCTTGGCATCTTCTATCTCTATGTCCTTCGCAGCTACAACAACTTTTAATTCGTAAGCTTGAGCTACTTGTTTGTCTGCACCAGTAGCAATCTGAATGTTGTTTGCATTGCAGTGAGCTACAAGTTTTTCAATAATCTCGTCTTGAGCAACTCTTGCACGTTCATGTATTACATTATCGCACCAGTCTTGAACTGAAACAGCAGCGTACTCCAAACATTTTGTTTGTGTATCTGATACCTTAACTTTTATTTCTGCCATAACCTCTCCTTACTTATAGTAATTTATACACCAAAAACTTTGTGTAGTTGTTTATATCCCAACCCCCACGGTCTGCATTTGTGGAGCTATCATGGTGGTTGTAAAAATCAATAAAATCTCCATTAGCCATATCAAAAGTTGTGAAACCAGCCAATGTCTCCCATGTCGCTCCCGTAAGGCTGTTGTAAATATACTTTTGTATGAAATTGTTTTTTCTTATGTAAACATACCAATAACCAGCTACATTTGAACTGTACTGGCTCCCCGCAACAAAAGCTAAATACCTACCAGGATTTGTGACAGTAAACCTTCCAGTGCTGCTATTATACATGTTTCCTACATTCACATGAGTCGCCCCAGGCTTACAAACAACATAATTTCTGTTAGTAGCAGCATAAGCGCCGTCTTGGGTATTAGCGCTGTAATAAGCTTCAGCTAGAGGCTGAAGCGGTGTGTGTATAGCGCCATTTGTATCAATTTGGAACATGTCACCGCTATTAGTTGTGCCGATACCAAATCCAGATTGACCACTATTAGTATTCGCATATCTATTTGCAACAAACCACGAAGTTGAACTATCTTTTAATTCAATAAACTGTCCGTAATTCGTTGCACTTGTTTCTTCAATTAATATGCTTGCATTTGCGCCAGTTCTTTTAATATGTAAATCTCTATTGCTATCTGGTGTTGCACCAATACCAACTGAATTAGAAGAGGCATCTACAATTAATGTATTTGTGTCTACAGTTAGGTCGCCAGTAAATGTTGCGTTTGCTGCTTGAATACTTGAACCAGCTGGGTGTGTTCGTGATTCTGTTCTTGCTCCACGAAACACAACGTAGCATGAATCTGTGGACAGTAATGCTTCGTCAAAAGTAATTGTTTGACCCGATACAGTGTAAGCAACAGTTGGTTGTTGCTGAACGTTATTGATAAAAACTTCTATGTCTTCAGGGGAAGTTACTGTTTGGTTGAGGCTGTAAGATGTAGCGCCCGTACCTGTAATTGTCTGAGAAGCAGAAGCTGTAAATGTATCCTTTGGTTTCTGTCCTAAGTATGGCATTAGCTAGTAATCTCCATTACGCCCATGACAACATCGAGGCTATCGGCAGTATCTGACTTAAACTGTAGGTCGTCGTTTGCTTGCAGTATGTATTTCTGACCACCC